TAGGTTTTGTTGGTTATAGCTGTGGGTAAAATACTTATCTATGCTTGCTTGATCTATAGCTAGCTGAGTAGTACCGCCGGTGCGTGTGATGCTAGCTGCGTTAAATACCAAAGTATCATCTAACCGCCATATAGCATCAAAATAACCTATATTTGTGCCGTTATCGTTAAACACGGTAGGTGTGCCGCCTATGCTTGCCGTGGTTACGTTTCTATCTTGAAATACAAATGAGCCGGTAGCATCTACATAAAGCGCCCCATACTCACTTAGGGTAACTGTCTGCATAGCTGCAAGGCTGGTACGGGCTGTGCCGGGGTCTGTTTGTAGCGTAGTAAGCCCGGCATCTACATCACGCATAGACGTAGGCCAGCCTATCTGGTCTAATATCTGGTTAATGCGTGTGCCGGATAAGTCGCCCGCGGTAGCCCCTGTTACTGTAGCTATTTGTGCATTTTGGGCAAGTCTAAACGCATCTACCGCCGTTATTGTGGTATAAACAACGTCTAACGCATTTTTAGGCGTAGTAGTGTTATAGCTAGTGATAAAGCCGCTAAAGATAGGGTAAGTAACACCGCTGTAAGTAGCTGATATAGCTACCTTACGCATTGGATCTAGCAAGCCAAAATAAGGCCCGCTAGGGTTTTGAGGGTTGAAATCGCCGTTTTGGTCTACTATTCTTAAAGTTAGTGTACCTGTTTGGAATTGGTCGGCTTGTGGGTTACGGCCTCTGTTAGTTTGTATTGTATCTACTACGTCCGATACATCTACAATTACAGCCGCGCTATCACTTAGTATGTTTGTATCTAATATGCCCTCACCTAAGATCATAGCTTGGGCAAAGCTAGGGCCAGTACTAAAGTTAATAATAGCGTTTATTACTGGCAGGGTCATAGCCCACCGGTGTAACGCAACGGGTCGCCCTTACGCTCTAAATCTAATATAGCTCTTTGCACGGCTAGGCTTATTGTGTCCTCACTACCTACTACACCTGCATTTACGTTTACCGTTATGTTATCTGCCATACGGAAACGGGCAGGGTCAAAGGTAGAGCCCGCGCCTATACCCGGTGTATCAAATATGCCCATAGCTCTTAATCTTGCTTGCTCATCACCTAGCGCATTAAGCGCGTTTGTACTCATAGCATCTGTAAGCGTGTCTATCTGCTCTTTTAATAAGAAGTTAATACCTGTGCCTGTGCTAGTAGTAGCCCGTAAGCTAGTTAGTGTTGCTATCTGTCCAGCAATACCAGCTGCTAAAACACCACCGCCGCCACCGCCGCCACCGCCACCACCGCCGCCACCGCCGCCACCGCCACCGCCGCCACCACCGCCACCGCCGCCACCACCGCCTAATCCAAAATTAAACTTTAGGCCAGCCATTTTTAATAATAGCGCTAAGGCTTCATTAAGGTTTTGTATATCTATAAGCTGTTTTGGCTTAAACTTTTCTAAAATATCGTTTATGTCTTGTAACTTAAACTCTTGGCCTTGCAGAGCGCCAAGTATTGCTAAGTCTATATTTAGTTTTTTAGCAAGGCGTGTAGCAGCCTCTACATCTTTAGCGGCTATAGCTTCCTCTAGCTCTGCCATAGTTTTCTTTATAGATAAGCGGGTTAGGTCATTGGCTAGCTGTAATTTTTGCTGATCTGTAGCATTTACGCCTAGCCTGTTTATTTCATCTTGCTTAGCTAATAGGGCTGCCTGTACCTGTATTTTATCTAGGTCAAATATATTTTCACCCTTGCCTAAAGCTAGGGCGGCTTTGTCTAGCTTAGCTTGTATTGCCTTTTCATCTGTTATCTTTTTTTCATTTTTTAATTTATTAGCCGCGTTATCTTTTTCTGCTTTGCCTAAAGCCTTTGCAGCCCTAAGCCGGGCTCTGCCTCTTTCTTGCTCTTTTAATGCTTCTTTACCTGCTAGCCTAGCGCTAGCTTGATCCATTGTAGGCACTAGCTCACCAGTAACTATAAAGCCTACACCTCTAACTAATGCCTCAAAGATATTTAATAAACCCTGAGCAGCGCTGCTATCTTGTATGCGTTGAAATTGGCTAATAATTTTATCTGCAAAACTTACAGATCCTGCCGCTGTCTTGCCTAGCGCTTCTCCTAAATTGATAATTTTTACTTGTAAATCATCTATGCTTATGCTGGCATCATCAAGACCGCTTACTAAACCTTCTCCTAGCTTTTCTTTAGCCATATCTACAGCCTCAGATAACCTAGCCATCTTGCCTGCGTATGTGTCTACTGCGTTAGCCGCTGCACCCTTAAAATTATTGTTTAGAGTATTTAATACCTCATCAAACTTTTTACCTTTTAACTCAGCTGTAGTAAAGCCTATGCGTAGTTTTGCTAGCGCTGTAGTTTCGCCTTTGTACGCCCGTGCTAGCGCATTACTTACCGTCTGTAAATCTTTGCCTGTGCCTAGACTTACATCTAGCGCGGTCTGCAATAATGCTTGCGCTGTGCTGGCATCACCTGTAGCTTGTGATAATGATACAAAGGCGTTAGTTAAATCGCCGCCTGCCTTGCCAGTAGCTAAGGCTAGCTTGTCTATAAATTGCCCTATAAATGGTGATGCAAAACCTAGATTAACTGCGTTTAGTTGTGTTGCTAATAGTTTAGCTTCTTTTTGGCTATCGCTAAATGCTTTTACACTTTGCTTACCAAATCTAACTACAGCGCCTACGCTAAATGCCAAACCTAGACTTTTAGCTAAAGTTTTTACGCCTTTACTTAGTTTTGTAGTAGCAGTTTCGGCTTCCTTAAACGCTTTTTTGCCTGTGAACTCAGAGGCTATATTTACTACTACTTGCGGATCTACAGCCATTATTTTACCGCTTTCATAGACCTATCAAATATCTGTTTTGTTACCTCTAGCGCCTTCAACACAGCTGCATTAGTTTTGCCGCCATCCTCAGCCCAAGCTCTGTAAATAGCACGGCCTCTCATTTTGCGCGACCTACGCCCTGCCCCTGTTTGATTATTAGCATCTACTATTGAACCTGTGCCATTTAGCGCATCTATAAATTGTTTACCAGCATTAGGGTTTAGGCTCTTTGAGTATTGCTTACCAGTTGCAGTAGTTTTATCATAAACGCCATTTACATAGCGATCTACTAAAGGCCCTTGCGGTCTGCCAGATGGGTTTAGCCGCCCGCTAGTTTCATAGATAGCACCGGCAGCGCTGGCATTGACTATACGCGCTAGCGCTCTAAATCCGTTTCTATTGGGCTTGCTTGGCGCTGTTCTAAAACCTATACCGCGCCTAGCTTCACCTGCATCAAATCTTGGAAATGCTCTGTAATTTATTGTTTCTGCGCTAGATACTGGGTTAGACCAGTTGCTTAACTCTGGTATAGCGGCAGGTATAAAGCCCCTAGCTTTGTTAGTAACAGGCTTTAACAGGTCTGATAGCTCTTTTTGTATTGCCTTGCCTAAATCCGGGGCATACTTGCGTAGAGCCTTGCGGGCTTCAACGGCGCCTTTTACCTCGGTTGGCATCCTGCATCTCCTTAGCCCTATCGGTTAAAACCTTTAGGATATTACTAAACATTACATCATCTAGATCTAGCAAGTACTGGGGCGCTATGCCTGTTTCTACCGCAATTTGTGCGATTAGATAGCCAAAACTACCGCGCCCCACTACTCCAAAGGGTTATCATCTGTAACCTCAACTTTAGCTAAGGTTTCTAGAAAATCTGCCCCAAAACTTTTTACTACTTCCCCGCTAGTGCGTAAACACTCCCAAGCAAGCCAGTAAACATCACTTTGCTTTTCATCATCTCTAAAGGCTTTATGAAAACCTTTTTTTGCATATAGCTCAAAGGCATACTCAATACGGGGCGTAATCTTATGCTCGGTTACGCTGCCGTCTGCCCTTGTTATTTTAAGTTTTGCCATTGTTTGCCCCTTTGTCTAGTTATCAGCTTGTAGTAATTACTATAGGTGAATTACAAGTAAATGTAATGCTTTGTGTGGAAATATCGCCTACAGCACCGTTAATATCGGTAGTGTTATTTACCAAAACAGTAGTGCTATAGAGCGGGTTTGTAGCACTTGTAGCAGCGCTAGTTTGCTTTAACGTTAGAGTTACAGTAGTACCCCACGCAGCTTGTAGAGTTGCTAGTACGTTTGATGCTGCTGTATCGTTTAGAAAATCAAGCGCTATAGTGCTGGCCTCTAAACCTTTTACAAACTTATGTGCTGTATCGCCCATAGCTGTTACTTCAAGCTCATCAAAGCTACGGTTAATAGTTGCGCTAGTAACGTGATCCGACAGGGCCACGCTATTTAGCGTAACTACTACGCCATTAGAT